CAGCAATCCATCGGCTTTATTCGCTATACATTGCGCCCCCATTTAACCCGCATCGAACAAGAAATTAACCGCAAGCTATTCACTGGCGCGGCAAATAAAAACATATTCGCAGAGTTCCAAACGCACGATTTAATGCGCGGCGATACTGCGGGTCGATCCGCCGCATATCAAATTGCACTCGGCGGAAATCAAGCGCCCGGTTGGATGACAATAAACGAAGTCCGAAAAGCTGAAAACCTCCCGTCGATTACTGATGGCGATGAAGTTTATAAACCATTAACGGGCGCACCATCGGAGCCGAGGAATGATTAATATAATTATCGGCCCCCCTTGTTCCGGCAAAACAACCTACGCGCAAGATAATAGGGCCGCATGGTCGCCGGTTGTAGATTTGGACGACTTGGCACTGGCTCTCGGTTCTGAACGACAACACGCAGCGGAGGGGGCTGTTAAAGATTTAGCGCACGTTGCCCGCACTGCTGTAATTGATGCGATTTTATATGGCATTGAATCAGACGTTTTTATTATTCACACGAACCCCAGCGCAGAACAAATAGAAACTTATTCTAATGCCGGGGCTTTATTTCTAATGCTCGATCCGGGGTTAGAAACTTGCATCGAAAGGGCCGAGGCAGATAACCGCCCCGAGGGCACTGAAAAAGTTATTCGTGATTGGTATGACAACCCGCCCACGATACCTACCGATTCGACGGAGAGTAACACAATGAATCGCAATAAATTACAGCAGCTATTTAGCCAGAATCAAAATCAATTAAGCCCGAAACCACGAATTAATAATGAAACCAGCGAAGCAACAATTTATCTATATGATGCCATCGGTGGTTATTGGGGCATAGAAGCCGCCCCGTTCGTTCAGGGGCTAGCATCGCTCGATGTTAATACTATTCACTTGCGGATTAATTCCCCCGGCGGTGACGTATTTGACGCCCGTGCAATCGCAACCGCATTAAGCCAGCACCCCGCAAAAGTGATCGCGCATATTGACGGGCTGGCAAGCTTGGCAGCAACTTATATCGCAACGTCAGCCGACGAAGTTGAAATTGCTGACGGTGCTTTTTTTATGATTCATAAAGGCTGGACGATGCAAATCGGAAACGCCGACGAGATGCGAACCACCGCCGATCTATTAGATCAAGTAGACGGAAGCATCAGCGCCGATTATCAAAAGAAAACAGGGATCGATTCAAATCAAATTGAAACATGGATGGCGGCGGAAACTTGGTTTACGGCAGATCAGGCTGTAACGCATGGTTTCGCTGATCGTAAATATGATTCAACCGAGCCGGTAGAAAATCGTGCGTTTAATTTAGCAGCTTATGACAACGTGCCGGATGCGGTTTTAAATCCGCCCGATTTTTCTCCGCCACAATCCCCCGAACAATCAGCACCCGACCGCGCCAAAATGCTTCGGCGTTTGGCTTTGATTGATAGATTAGAAAACCCTTAGCGGCTCCCGCTAAGTTAAAACCGAACCCGCCAAATGGCGGGTTTTTTTATGTCCAAAATCGAGGTTCAACCCATGAAATCTATACAACAACTGCGGGAGCAGCGCACACAAGCCGCCGCAAAAGCCCGTCAAATGATCGATTCGATTCAGTCCGAAGATTGGTCTGCGGATAATACTACCGCGTACGATGCAATCATGGCCGATATTGATGATATTGATTCGCAAATTAACCGCCATCAAAAGCTGCTAGATACCGAAGCAGCTAATCGCACCCGCGTAGAAAATCGGGCAGATAACGCAGCCATTTCTATTGATAACGCACAAGCGAATCAGGAAATGGAAACCGGTATTTTTAATTCGTTTCTTCGCGGCGGTAAGGGTTCACTAAATAATGAACAGCGCGATTATTTGGATAATAAGAAAAAAATCCAAGGCGCAATGTCGACCACTACCGATGCAGAGGGCGGTTATTTGGTGCCCGATGGATTTAGCGGGTTGCTATTGGAGGAGCTAAAACAATTCGGCGGCGTTCGAAATGTTGCGCGTATTCTCCGTACGGCAACAGGTAATACGATTGAATGGCCGACCGTTAATGCCACCGCCCAAGTCGGTGAATTGTTGGCGGAAAATACAACCAGCAATACGCTCGATGTAACGTTCGGTGTTAAATCGCTAGATGCGTATCGTTATTCATCTAAAGACATTGCGATTCCGTTTGAATTGTTGCAAGACAATCAAATAGATTTGGAAGGTTATATTATTAAATTGCTGGGCGAACGGATCGCAAGAATTACGAACCAGCACTTTACAACCGGCACCGGAACCGGCCAACCAAACGGCGTAGTTACGGCATCGTCCGAGGGTAAAGAGGGAACCGCAACCCAAACAACCACCGTTATCTATGACGACCTCGTTGATTTGATCCATTCAATCGATCCGGCATATCGCCAAACTCGCGGCTGTAATTTTATGTTTCACGATTCAACTCTGAAAGCGTTGAAGAAACTAAAAGATTCTGATGGTCGCCCGCTTTGGGTTCCCGGTTTGGCAGTCGCAGAACCCGATACCATTTTGGGTTATGGCTACACGATTAATCAGGATATGGCGGTAATGGCGGCGAGTGCCAAGGCGATTCTATTTGGCGATTTCAGTTCCTACATTATTCGCGATGTTATGGATCTGACGCTATTCCGAATGACCGACTCGGCTTATACCAAACTCGGACAAGTTGGATTCCTTTCAATGTCGCGGCATGACGGCGATTTAATGGATTCTAGCGGCTCCGTGATTAAGCATTTCGCCAACCCTGCATCGTAAGGGCAATAAACGGGGGGGCATATGCCCCCCCTTTATATTTACGGAGCCTTTATTATGAAAATCAAAATGCTTGTTTCGATGGCCGGTTCCGATATTTCATATCAACCGGGACAGATTATTGAAGTCTCAAACAAACGCGGCGAAGCATGGGTAAATGCGGGCATTGCGGAGGCAGTTAAAATCGGACGACCAAAAAAAGTAATCGAAATTAAATCGGCGCAAAAGGCCAAAAAATGAATTTTATTCGGACGGTAGAACCAGAAGCCGAACCGCTCTCGCTGGCGGAAGTTAAGGATCATTTACGGGTATCCGGTATTCACGACGATGGTTTGATTTCTGGTCTTATCGCTGCCGCCCGACAAATGGCAGAATCGCACACCGGACGCCCGTTGATTAATCAAACGTGGAAAGTATATCTCGATAAATTTCCTGCTAACGGGGTCATTGAATTAAAGCCGAGCGTGGTATCAATCACATCAATTAAATACACCGATACAGACGGCGCAGAACAGACGCTAGCCGCTAGTGAATATGAATTAGACACTAGCAGGACGGTTAATTTAATCCGGCTGGCATACGATAAATCATGGCCGTCTACGCTATCGCACCCGCAAAGTGTTTATTGTGAATTCGTAGCCGGATACGGCGCGGATAACAAAGCAGTTCCGCAGGCTATTAAACAAGGGATGCTGTTAGTCATTGGCCACTTATACGAATTCCGAGAGGACGCTATTGCGGGCACGATTATTGCGCGTGTTCCGATTGCTTCCGAATATCTATTCCAACCCTATTTAATTCCGGTTGTCGGTTGAGGCTTATTTATGGGCGCTGGTAAATATAAAAATCGAGTTGAATTTCAAACGAATTCAACCGCTGTTAACTCAGACGGAACCCCGGTTAATGTCTGGTCGGAATTAGCGACTGTTTGGGCTGGTGTTAATACAGTAACGGGTCGGGAAAAATGGGCGAATAGACACACTTCGCACAATTATGATGCGGCGGTTTCGATTCGTTATCGCTCAGATATTACCGAATCGATGCGGATTATTTATAACGGTCGCACCCTCCAAATCAAAACCATTATCGATGTTAATGAGCGGCGGCGTGAATTGGTTTTATTGTGCGTGGAGTTTCGTGATGGCTGAAATCGGATTTCATATTGAAGGGCTCGGTCAATTAGAAAAAAACTTTTTAAAACTCGGCTCAAAAGTGGGCGCGAAGTTACTCCGGGCAGGCGGACGGAAAGCGATGGTGCCAGTATTAGCGGCTGCGAAAAGTGGCGTATGGGTTGATACCGGTGACTTGCGAGAATCAATTGTTATATCGGTTAAAAAGGGTAAAGGCAAAACGGCGATAACTTTTAATGTCGGCCCGACTAAAAAAAAGATGACTAAAAAACAGGGCGGAAAGGTTCTGGCAAATGTGTTCGTAAAATCAATGGCGCAGGAATATGGAACCCCGAAAAAAGATGGCGTGCCATTTTTACGCCCCGCGTTAAGTAAAAACATTCAATTAGTTTTAAACACCTTCCGAGTAGAAACAGCAAAAGCAATCGAAGCCGAGGTTAGAAAATTGGCCAAGGGGCGAAAATGACTGACGCTGAACTTTATACATTATTGAGTAATGACGCCGGAATTACGGCACTGACAACGCGAATATATAACGGCAATTTGCCGGAGCAGACCGAATTACCTGCCGTCACTTTTAGTCTCGTGACAAACACCCCGTATAACACCCTGAACGGCGATACGGGTACGCATAGGGCGCTTTATACGGTTAATGCGTGGGGCAGCACTCTCGCTGATTCATGGGCGCTAATTGCTGTTATACGAACCGCTATGGCCAGTCACCATTTATCGGCGTTTGTTCCAATCCACGAACCGCAAGAAAGTATTTATCGGTTCGCTGCGGACTATTCAATTTTTAATTAATTAATAAACAGTTTCACCACTTTTAAAACCTCGCTCCTGCGGGGTTTTTTTATGCCAACGAGGAATATCATCATGGCTGTATTAGACGCACAGGGTTTAGTTTTCACTTTCGATGATGCCGTACCAGCGGCTCAGACCGTTGGCGGTATTGTTTCTTTTTCTGGCTTTGATGGTGAAGCCAGCGAAATCGATATAACAACGCTGGCATCAACTGCAAAAGAGTTTCGATTAGGGCTACAAGACTTCGGCGGATTTAGTATTGAGTTGATGCGAGATCCGACTGATATCGGTCAAGTAACAATGGAAGTCGCAAAAGCTGCGGGCGCAACTCGCGAATGCGTTTTAACCCTTCCCGGTGGGGATATTGCCACGTTTGATGCGCTCGTAAAAAGTATTAGTGCATCGGGTGGAATTGACGGGGTTATTACTGGCAGCGCGAATATGCGTATTACTGGTGCCGTGGTTTGGACTTAATCGGGGGTTAATTTATGGCGCTTTTAAATAAGGCGGATATCTTATCCGCCAGCGATGAATGTTTTGAATTGGTTTTGGTGCCTGAGTGGGGCGGCGAAGTTAGAGTTTCGTCAATGTCTGCATTCAGTCGGGATCAATTCGAGGCATCTATCATCGGAAAAAACGGCGGTCAAAACCTTCAAAACATTCGGGCAAAACTGGCAGCTGCAACGCTAACAGATGAGGCCGGAAAATTACTATTCACCGAAAAAGATCTTGCCAAGTTAGGCGGTAAATCGGCGGCTGCTTTGGATCGGGTTTTCGAGGTTGCCCAACGATTAAATGGAATGTCGAACGCCGATGTTGAGGAAATTGCAAAAAACTAATCGACCGTCCGTTTCGCAGATATTGCTTAACAATCGCAAAGCGATACGGACGGCCAATTAATGAAATTTTAACAACGCATTCGTCTGCCGAAATCGCTGAATTAATGGCATCTGATTTATTAGAGCAACCGGAATATTTAAAGCGTATCGAGTTAGAACGCGAGCGCGAACAGTCTAAATATCTCTCGGATCAGGAACGATTACAGGCATTTCAAAAAATGTTCGGAGGTGGATAAATGGCCACGATATCAAATCTCGTTGTTTCGCTTTCGGCTAACTCGGCCAAATTAATTGCGGGTTTAAAAAAGAGCCGTGGGGCGATATCTAAATGGGCGAGTGGCGTTCGTAAAAAAGCGACTGCCTTAGCCAAGGGGGTAGCCGTTGTCGGTGCGGCAGCTGCCGGGGCAATCGTGGCTATCGTTAATCGACAGGCTGCGGAGATAGATAAACTCGCAAAAAAGGCCAGCGAATTAACTATCGATACGAGCAGCCTTCAAAAATTACGGTATCAAGCGCAGATTACTGGCGTATCTGTAGACGGTATGGATAACGCGCTCGGTAAAATGCTGAAAACAGTTAACGATGCGAATAAAGGTTTAACGACCTCAATTGATGCGCTCGATGCTTTGGGTTTAAAAGCCGCAGATTTAGAAAAAATGAGCGTCGATGAAATGTTTTATACCATCGCGAAGGCAATGGGCGGATTAGAATCACAGGCAGAAAAAACCGGAACCGCAATGGACGTATTCGGCCGTGCTGGTCGCAATTTGTTGAATACGCTCGGCTCTGATTTAAAAGCTATCGGTGATGAATTTGATTCGCTAGGCGTGGGTATTAATTCACGGCAGGCGGCGATGGTTGAGGCGTATCAAGATAGTAAAACCAAACTCGCGACGATTTGGGAAGGGTTCGTAAATCATATTACGGTTGCTGTTGTTCCCGCGTTACAAGATGTTATTGAGCATATCGTAAAAGTTACAAAACAAACCGGCGGAATGGGTAATGTCGCAACGGCAGCGTTGCGGAGTATGGCTGAATCAGTTGCGTTCGTTGCTGACGGGCTTCGGGGTTTTGAGATTATAATCTTAACGGTTCATATTGGCATCGCTAAGATGGCGGCTGTTTTAATTGAGACAATCCGCACCTTTGAAATGTCGTATATCCGAGTTGTTAATAGATTCGGGGCTGGTCTTAAGGCGTCCGTCTCTTTACAAGTGGATGCGGAATTAGAAAAAGAAAACATCGGCAGAATGCAGGTCGAATTAGAACAGCTATTAAATGATTCATCGTCGCAGATTAAAGTTAAAACGTATTTTGACGGATTAGAAAAACGGCTTGCTGATGTTTCAAAAGCGGCCACATCTGGCAATCCGTTAGATCAGTTAGAAAAACAAGCCACCAACGCCGCAGTCGCTTTAGGTAAAATCAGCGGGGGCGCTTCGGATCTTTATAAAAAACTATTTCCCAATAAGAAAAAGGGGCCGTTAGTTGAGGGCACCGCGTTTAATAATTACGCCAAAGCTGCGAAGGCTAGAGCCGATGAAGGTAATGGGGCTGCGTTCGATGAAATGATGAAATTGGCACGCAAATCTTTTGAGCGGTTTAATCGGTCGGATCTTAATTTTGATACGAAAGGAATGGCGGACGTTTTAAAACGATTAACTGAATCGGGAAAGGATCTAAAAAGGAGCGATAAAAAAGGTTCTGGTTTTATTGATATGAACGGCCAGATTACGAACGCTGGAAGCAATAAACATCTCGGAACTATAAAGGTTGATATGGGGGGCAGAAAAATAGCATTAACCGGCTCGATTGATGAAGCGACTTATATGGTCGAAACGGTGCGAAAAATGATGAATGACGAAGCCGCCGCGATAGGTGCCCGATAATGGCTAGATCATGGG